TATCTTCATTTTAGGTCGTCAACAAGAAAAAGAAGGATCAGAAATTGTTGGATACAATTTCATCATTAACGTAGAGAAATCAAGATATGTTCGAGAAAAATCTAAAATACCTGTTACTGTATCTTTTGATGGTGGTATTAACAAGTGGTCTGGCCTTATGGATATCGCTCTCGAAGGCAATTTTGTAACCAAACCAAGTAATGGTTGGTATGCTAAAGTTGACCAGGAGACTGGTGAAGTCTTAGATAAGAAACGCTTTGCTGATACACAAACAGAAGAATTTTGGAGAGATATTTTAGAAAATAATTCATTCAAAGACTATGTGAAGAAAAGATATGAAATCACTTATAGCAGTATTATGGGACAAGATGACATTTTGGAAGAAGTCGAAGAAAATGAAGCTTGAAGAAGATATTGATTATAAATTCATAAACTTCAGTCATACCGAAGTTATTGGTATAGAGTTGTTAATGGAAGAATATCAAGGTACAATGTACCATTACCATAAAGTTGGTGCAGTTGAAGATGAAGGTGTAGCTAAACTTAGATTCAGTTATGTCATCATCACTCCTGGAAAACATGAGATGCAGGCCTTGTTAGAAGATGAAAATTTTCATACAATAATGGGGGATATTCTCAGTAAAATTATTTTGGATTATAAACAACATGAATCGACTGGAACAAACGATACTGAAGAATTTGATATACAATGAGGCCTATACCAGAAAAGTATTACCATTCATAAGATCAGATTATTTTTCAGACAACACAGAAAAAATTGTATTCAAAGAAGTTTTTGATTTTGTAAACAAGTATAAAAATCTTCCAACATACGAATCCCTTGTAATCAATTTTACCGAAAGTAAAACTCTTACTGGCGACCAGGTCAAAGGATCAATAGACTTACTAAAAGAACTCCACTCTAATCGAGAAGAAAAAGTCGAAGAAAAATGGCTTATTGAACAAACTGAAAAATTTTGTCAAGATAAAGCCATTTACAATGCTATCATGGAATCTGTCCAGATTCTTGATGATAGAAACAAAGGTAAAACAAAAGGAGAAATTCCAAAACTTCTGAGTGATGCCCTTGGCGTTTCTTTTGACCAACACATCGGTCATGATTACATGAATGACTACGATTCACGATATGATTTTTATCATAAAGTAGAAGCTAAAGTTCCATTCGATCTCGATATATTCAATAAAATTACAAAGGGTGGCTTACCGGTCAAAACTTTGAACATTGCTTTGGCTGGCACAGGCGTTGGTAAATCTTTATTCATGTGTCATGTGGCCGCATCTTGTTTATCTCAGGGTAAAAATGTTTTATATATTACTCTTGAAATGGCCGAAGAAAGAATTGCTGAAAGAATTGATGCAAATCTTTTAAATATTGATTTGAATGAACTGAGAACAATCAGTAAAACAGACTACGACAAAAAGTTTCAAGTATTAAGAAACAAGGCAAATGGCAAATTAATCATCAAAGAATATCCAACTGCTTCTGCCTCTGCTCTACATTTCAGGGCTTTGCTTAATGAATTGGCTCTGAAAAAGAATTTTACTCCAGAAATTATCTTCATTGATTATTTGAACATCTGTTCATCTTCTAGAATAAAACCTGGCGGAAGTGTAAACTCTTACACATATGTAAAATCTATTGCTGAAGAGCTTCGTGGCTTGGCAGTTGAATTCAATGTGCCAATTGTATCTGCAACACAAACCACAAGAAGTGGTTTTACAAACTCTGATCCAGGTCTTGAAGATACTTCAGAATCTTTTGGTTTGCCTGCAACTGCTGACTTTATGTTTGCTTTGATTACAAATGAAGAGTTGCAACAATTGAATCAAATTATGGTAAAACAATTGAAAAATCGTTATTCTGACCCAAATGATTATAAAAGATTTGTTGTGGGGGTTGACAGGGCTAAAATGAGACTGTATGATACGGAGCCTGATGCACAAAATGGAATTACAGATTCGGGGCAACCTGATGATACGCCTCCGTTGAATACATTTGGTAATCGTGAACGTAAATTTAATAAAAATTTTGGTGGTCTAAAAGTATGAGTTTGACTAAGGAACAGGCAGTTTACTGTGCAAATGTTTTTTCAAACTATTTCGATAAGTTTTCGAGAATAGATGAGTACATGAGAGAACAGAAAAAGGCTTCTATGGCAGAGAGGCCTTTTGTTTTGCCTGGTATGGGACCAGAAGAAGATTTGTTTTCCGATTTTTCTGTTTCGCCAGAGAAAATGAATTTCGAAATTGTAGAACTGCCTCAAGAGAGATGGGACATTTATTTGAATATGATTTCTTCACATTCAAACATGACCAATATTCCCGGTCGATCCCTCAGATTGGCAGTCTTAGAAACTACAACGAACAAGTGGTGTGGTTTTATTCGTCTTGGTTCTCCTGTAATTAACTGTAAACCAAGAAATGAGATGTTGGGTCAAGTGTTCACACAAGTCGATGGTGGTGCTCAAAGATTCAATCAATGTGCTATGATGGGTTTTGTGATTGTACCCGCACAGCCTTTTGGATTTAATTATCTTGGTGGTAAATTGATGGCATCTATTTGCACGACACATGAAGTTCGTGAAATGCTAAATAAAAAATACAATATGACCACATGTTTGTTTGAAACGACTAGTCTGTATGGTTCTACTAAGGCCGTATCACAGTATGATGGCATGAAACCTTATATTCGTTATAAAGGTTTGACCGACAGTGATTTTCTTCCCATGTTACATGGTAAAACTTATACAGACCTAAAAGAGTATATTGAAAATATAATTGGTGAGCCATTGGCACCAGAAAGTGCCTCTAGTAGAAAACTGAAAATATCTAATGCAATCGTTTCACATATCAATGTTGCTCTGAAGGGAACACCAGAGGGTGCTAAGTTTAAACAGACGATTGAAAATGCCAAAAATCTAAACGAACAAAAGAGATATTATGTTTCAGATTATGGATTCAGTAACATGATTGACTTTGTGAATGGTAAATCGAATACCTTGACTAAAGGTGAAAACTATGATAAATTCTATCTGAAGAATGTGATTGAATGGTGGAGAAAAAAGGCCACGACAAGATACGAAAATCTCAAAACGGAGAATCGTCTGAGAAATGATATTGAAGTCTGGACTGGCGACACTGAACTAGACATTATACGATAGGCATAAATACATAAAACTCTTTAGGAGACTTCATGAGTGTTGCTTCAGATAAATTCGAACAAGATGTAGCAAAGTCTATCAATAAACTTCCGGGAATAAAAGCCACTAGGCCAAAAGTAAGTACAGAATACTCGGATGTAAAAGTTGAATATAAAAACATAAAAACTTGGGTGGAAGTTAAAATGTCACATACTGACAATCTTTCTAACCCAAGAGTTTATTATGAGGGTGGTAAATGGAAAACTACGTATAAAACACCCACAGCCAAAGCTGCTGTAGATATCTTAAATAAGTCTGCACAGGCCAAGGCCTTTATAAAAGCTATTTCTAAATTTTCTGGCATTCCGGAAAAACAGATAAAAATTCCAACTACAAAATCCGGACTCAAAGAGCCTGGTGCTGTACCACTTCATGTTATGAAGTCTTATTTTGATCAGCCAAGTATTAACCGTTATATTGCTAATGATGAAAATAGAGACTTAGGACAATTGGTGACGGAGCATTACACAGAAGGTAAAGCTGAGCCTGCATACTACATGCAAGCAGGAGATGATTTCTATTTAATCTCAAAAACAAATCCTCTGAAGTTAACGGGTGTTCCTCTTTTAAGTGGTTCTGGTGATTTTAAAGTTCGTGTAGCGACCCGCTCTGAGTTTTATGAAGTTCAAGCAGAAATTAAAATTAAAAAAATGCCAAACAGTAAATACTCTGTAGCACCAGGCACAAAGAAAACAAATCCATTCATGAACATGAAAAAATGAAATTCACAGAATTTTTAAAAGAAGGAAAAGAAGGTAAAAACCTGCATCTGGAACATCTCGAAGATGAGGTTCTCAATGGCGGTGTTGTTGGTGCCAGAAGTGCTATAAACTTTCTACAATCTCTACGTGACATGTTAGCAGGAAAATCCTCAACTAAAATAAATGTCACAACAAAATGGGATGGATCACCAGCCATATTTGCAGGAGTTAATCCCGAAAATGGTAAATTTTTTGTTGGCACAAAAGGTGTGTTTGCTAAAAACGCCAAACTAAACTACACTGAAGAAGATATCGATAACAACCATCCTGCTGAAGGATTGAATCATAAACTCAAAGTTGCTTTAAGATATTTACCCAAACTAGGAATAAAAGGTGTTCTTCAAGGTGATATGCTTTTCACCAAAGGTGACATAAAGAAACAAAATATTGATGGCATGCAATATGCTATTTTTCAGCCAAATACAATTGTTTATGCAGTACCTTTCGATTCACCTTTGGCTTTTAAAATGATGACAGCACAATTAGGAGTTGTCTTTCATACTTCATACACTGGTAAAACCATGGAAGATATGAAGGCATCTTTTAACATTGATATTGGTCATCTAACGCATACAAAAGATGTTTGGTTCAGAGATGCTACATTTACTGATGCATCTGGTATGGCATCTTTTACCGAAAAAGAAACTGAAGATTTAACAAAAATATTATCTTCAGCAGGCAAAACATTTAACACAATAAATTCTTTGACATTAAATCGAATTGCTACAAGTGATGTGTTTAAAAATTACATCAAAACATTTAATAATGCAAAGATAAGAGCCGGTTCACAAATCAAAGACCCGAGAGCTCATACTTTAGAGTTAATTCGTTATGTAGAAGATAAATTAAACAAAGAAGTTTTATCTGCAAAAAAAGAAGATACACGAAAGAAAAGAATCAAAGAAAAAACGGATGTCATGAGATTTTTCAGAGGTTCTGCTTCCGATTTAATTCAGATATTTACACTAATGAATCTTTTAGTTGACTCTAAAAATAGAATCATTAAAAAACTTCAAGAGATGAAACAAGTAACACACACTTTCTTGAGAACAGAAAATGGTTTTAAAGTAACCGATCCAGAAGGATTTGTTGCTGTATCAACAATAACTGGTGGTGCTGTTAAACTTGTCGATAGACTAGAGTTTAGTCAGGCCAATTTTAATGCAGCAAAGGCATGGGACAAATAAATGGAAAAGAAATTTGATCTAACGGCCATCTTGGCTGAATACGACGAAGATGATTTTGGTTTTACCGCCATCGACGAAGAAGAGTATACTTCAGTAATTGCGGAAAAAGAAGAGACTGTGGAAGAATACAAAGAAAGACTAGTACAAGTTGAAAAACTTATTCTTCCGTTTTTAACCAAACTTCTCAAAACTGCGGATCAGCCAATCATCAAATGGCCAAACAGAAGGCCAATTCTTGAAGCACAGATTCAGAAGATTCTAAATTTGACAAGAGGTTAAAATTGGTAGAAATAACTTCTGGTGCTGCGAAAAAAATTAAATCTGTAATCGACGAAGAAAATCCAGATTTAAAGTTAAGAATATTTGTTCAGGGTGGAGGCTGCTCAGGATTTCAGTATGGGTTTTCAATAGAAGAATTACCCCCAGAACATGATGACTTTGTATTTGAAAAAGATGGTGTTGGTGTTATCATAGATAGTATGAGTATGCAGTATTTGAATGAAGCTGTAATCGATTATGAAGAAACGCTTATGGGATCCAATTTTAGTATTAAAAATCCTAACGTAACCGCAACTTGTGGTTGTGGTTCTTCATTTACAATCTAACATGATAAGAATACCTAGACCCAAAAAAGAAATTAGGCAAAATATAAAGCCTGATATTCTACCAAAATCTGGTGCAGGCCAATGGGGCACCAAAGAATTGGCAGACACTTATAGAAAAGATACACCTGGACAAAGTATAACTAAATTCAAAGACTACAAGACAACTAAGTAATATAATGGAGATTTGTTATGAAAGATTTGATTATTGGTGCCAGTACCAATTACGATTGGCCTAAACTAAAATACTGGATAAACTCCATCAACCAATCTGGTTTTGATGGCGATAAAGTTCTTATTCTGATGAACTGTGATGCTGACACAGTGAAAAAGGTCAGCGAAGCAGGATTTAAAATCATCGGTTTCAATCAAGACAACGAAGGCAATCTTCGTTACGAATCAAAAATTCCTGTTCATGTTGAAAGATTTGGCCACATTTATGAGTATCTAAGAAATAATGACTATCGTTATGTGATAACAACGGATGTTAAAGATGTTATCTTTCAACAAAATCCAATTGATTGGTTAGAAGCCAATCTCATTTCAAAACATTTAGTTTTTTCATCTGAAAGTATGCTTTACAAGGATGAACCATGGGGTAATCAGAATCTATATGAGACATACGGTGATTATATACACAGTATTTTTAAGCATAATGAAATTTTTAATGTTGGCGTTCTTGCTGGTCACGGCTTTGCGATACGTGATTTAGCAATAAACATTTTCTCTACTGCCATAAACAGACCTATACCAATTTGTGACCAATCTACATTTAACTTTTTAATCTCAATGCATCCATATAAAACGACCAGTCAATATTGTAGGTCAGAAGATGGTTGGGCATGCCAATTAGGTACAACAGTAGATCCATCAAAAGTAGAAAGTTTTAGGCCTTTCTTGTTGGAAGAATCGCCTATATTAAAGGATGACATTGTAACTACATCAAAAGGAAATCCTTACTACATTGTTCACCAGTACGATAGGGTTCCAGAATGGCGTAAAATTATTGAGGCGAAATATGGCTAATGCACTTGTTATATCAGGACATCTAAGAACTTTCAGAAACATCTGTGAAGAATTGAAACATTTCATTTCTTTAAATGAACTCGATGTTTATATGTACGTTTGGGATGAAGGCAATCAAGAAGATATTGATTATGCGGTAAAATATTTAAATCCAGTAAAATGGGCTGCAGAAAGAAATGAAATCTATGCACAGGAATTTTTAGATGCGGAATCTAGAATCTCTGAAAAAAATCCAAAAGATTTAATTACTCCAGATAGGAATCATGTTACTCTATCAATGCATTTTGCTCGCAGAAAAGCATTTGAGTTGATCGATAAAGAATATGATAATGTAGTTTTTACCAGATTTGATACGCATTTGTATCCTTTTAAAGTGAGAAATATGGTAGAAACTTATCCTGATGTTGTGGTCACACCTACAAATGAACAGTACGGAATGGTTTCGGATATTTTTGCCATTATTCCTTGGAAATATGCCAATAACTACTTCTTTTATCCGAGAGCAGAAAAGATACTTTCTACAAGATTCAGTAAAAAGTATAAAGAATGGCTCTCAGTAAAGTTTTGGTGGGAAAATGGTCAAAGAGATATAAAACTACATGATGAGAATCGATATTGTCCTCATATGCTGTGTATGAGAAATTACTTTGAAACAGATACGCCATACATAGTTGTAGATTTACCAGTCATGATTAAAAGGTGAAAAATGAAAATTGCATTATGTCTATCTGGGCAAGCCAGATGCTTTGACAAAGTATATGAATACGTAAAGAAAAACCTTTTAGATAAACACGATATCACTGTTTTTTGCCACGTATGGGATTTCTCTGGTGTTGAAAAGTTAAAAGAACTTTACAAGCCACAAAACA